TGATTCCGTCATACGTTGCCGGGTTTGAAGGATCAGCATCAGTGAACGACGAATAGTACATGTCAATCAATGTTGACGACTCGTAAGAAATTCTTATAAACTCCTCGTTTCCGACTATGAAACCTGAGACCAGCTCGTAACCGCCAGCCGCAACGGACGCAACATCGCTACGGAAGTGATTTCCGTTTGAGTAAAATGGAACTGGCTTTGTCGCCCCTGTGAGGTCTATACTCTTCCAGGTCAAGAAATCCGTATCTCTGAACACCGGCCATAAAGACTGTCTGTTCGCAACCGCTGGCGTGACGCTGAATGTTTCGTCGCTTAGGCACGACCCCCTTGGCCCAGCAACTCCGCTGTCGTCGTCTCCAGAAAGATCATGAACCGAACCGACTTCGTGATAATTTGGCAGGCTGTTTTCTAGGAAAGTGTATTCCGCGAACACAGGAAGCGTCTTGGCTGACCAGACGCCGTTTATTCCTTTGGCTCGCAACGCCAGATTCCCGGAAGCCCAGAATGACGAAACGAATCCCGCTGTTGAAATCGCTCCGTAGTCAACCATTGAAACCGCGCTTGAAGGGTGAACGCCGTCAACGACTGATGGAGTCAGTGTGGTCGTTGAGAGCTCGAGATCAGCCCACACGCACCAATGCGTAATGTCGCCTGCGGTTGTGGAGGCATCGATGCTTAGGCTTGATGCTCCAGACGGAAGGATCAACTCAGCGTCAAGCCTCAGCCTGCCGTCAGCGACTTCCGTCCAGGTTGTAGAGACGGTTGTTATCGCGCCAGAGATGAACGTCACCGCGTGCGACCATGTTCCAGTTCCGCTCGAACATTCAATTATCGCAGTGAAATGCACCGTCGCTGATGATGCGAGCGTGCATGAATAAATCTCCGACACCGTTGGGCAGATTCTTTCCTCTTTGAAGAAGCACGTTTTCATGACGTCAACGTTGCCAGCGTGGTCGTCGGTTGCGTAATAGAACTTGACGTCTTTGTAGTGGGGAATTGAGTCGGTGTTGGTTCCAGTGAAGGCTGCTCCGCCAGTTCCGTAATTTGTGACAAGCCTGTCACCGACCGCAACGCACCACGGACCGCTGACCAGCCAGTCGCTTGAAATTGTCAGGAAGCCGTCTTCCAGAATCGTGAAGATGTCGGTCTTGATCAACTGAAGCTCTCTTGTCCAAGGCCCAACCGCAACCGGATTGTAAATCGGGTCTGAAATATCCGGCCCAAGATCATCAGCGTCTCTGACCGTGAATTCGTCGTTGTAGGACTCCGTTAGCGTTTCTTCCCAAGACTGAAACGGAAGACGGTTTCCATAGGGCGCGTAAAGATTGTCTGTGCGTCCGGAAAGAACGATGTAACCATCCGCGCCTCCTGACGGGGCGTCCCACGTCCATGCGATGCCAGCTTCAGGCAGCCCAGAGAGTTGGCAGTATCCAACAGCGTACTTCGCAGAATATTCTTTCTTCCCGGACACTGTTCGGTATGAGTGAACCCGAATGACGTGAACTAAAGAGTCTGAGTAGCTCGAAGGCTGTCCGGTCGCGTCGTATTCAACACCTACGATGTTTTCTGGAGGCGGAATGGTTTCGTCAAAGACGTTGAAATAATAGTCCCTTGTGACGATCGTGGCGAGAGGATTCGTCGTCAGCCCGGTCAGCTTTGAAATCGCAAGAGATTCCAACGCCGTCATGTCGGCTGTCGTAATTGCTGTTCCTCTTGTTACAGGCATATCAAGCCCAAGATCCTTGCGCTGGCACGCTGATTGAATGCCAGGGAACTCCCGACTCAGGCGGGATTGCAACGGTCGGAAGTTCAAGCGCAACGAAGTCACCAAGTATGCCTCGCGTCACCACGTTCTGGACGGCGTACTGAGTTGATGCTGACCACTCGCCTCTGTGAATCATCCCGGTCACAGACTCAGAGGAACCGCCCCTTCTTCTTAGCCTGTCAATCTGCTGCTGAAGCATCCTGACGTTCTCAACCATCGAGCGGGTTTGAGCCGTCGTCGTCCGGCTTCTTATCCATTGCCGACCTGTCTGATCAGAATCACGCGGACTTCGCAGCGCCGAAGACTCGTGATACTTCGGCATTGAATGAGAAGGAATTGGATTGCTCGTCCTCATGATGCGGTTTGTAAATAATCGTCAGGAACTTGCGGCCTGAACGACGACGAATAAAGCTCTGTGTCCCAATGGCCGAGCGCGCTGCCAATCCACGTCCTTGTGATTTTGAACCAAGTCCGCTCGTAATCTATTTCGTCGGCTTTTCTGAGCCAGGAAATTGAAGCTCCTCCGCCTGCCAGTCCAGTGGTTGAATACCCCTGGGGATTCACGTCATCAAGCAAGTCAAATATCGTAGCGGACGTTGGCGGAAAGTCCGGAGACCAGAAATAATCAGGCAGCAGCGGCGACGCTTCGTAAATCGGATCTTCAATGTAGCCGCCCGGATTCAAATACGGCGGCCTGAAGTAGAACGACGACCAGGTGATTTGGTATCCTACAATGTAGGGCGTTTCCTCGCCGCGCCAAAACTTCTGTATGATTTCAAGAGCAGCCCGCTTCGCCATGTCGGTTCCGGAAACCATCGCACCCGCAGAGAATGCCCCGCTTGAAGCTGGAGGAGGCTGTGGTCCAGAACCTGCATCAGTTCCAATTGACTCCTGCAAGATTGTCGCGATCGCGTTTCTGAACGGAGCTGAAGGGTTCTCCATGTAATCTTGCAGCAGCCTTATGACCATTTGATTTTGTTGCTCAGTGGTCGAGCCGAAGCCGTCCCCAAGAAACGCACTGAAATACCTTGGGTGCTTCATTATGTTCACGCCAAGCTCAACCGGAGTGATCTGGAACTGATCCGGAGGATTGTCAAATGAAACACCTTCGTCAACCGTGGTCAATACACCTGTTCCGCCCTTTTCATATTGAACTGACGATGACAGAAGCTTGAAAACATTGCCGTAAGAATCTTCCCTAATCAAGCCTCTCGGAAGGTAGGAGATCCGCTCAAGAGCTTCCGTCCAAGACATTCTGAACTTGTGCGTCAAGGTCGCTTGCTCAGCCCGCTCAATTGTTGGCGAGTCAGGCAGCTCCTCAATTGGAACAACCTCGTCAACTGTTCCGGAACCGTCCGGACCGTCAGCAGTGACAGCTCCGACAGGTGTTGGCGTCCCAACCCTTCCGTCCAAACCGTCACCTCTGTCGAATCCTGTGTTAAGGCCTGGCATATTACGTTATTGTCAAAGTGACCGCATCAGTTGTTGTCGTCCCGATTGCATTCGTCGCTTGAAGCCTGTGCTCTACGCCGTTCTGTCCAGTTGTCGTTGGCGTGCAAGTGAGAGCCACCGTTGTGCTGTTGGTGTAAGCGCAACCTCTGATCGTCCCAGTTGCGCTCGCCCAAGTTCCACCGCCCGTCACCGTTGCCGCTCCCCATGACAGATGAGTTGACGCTTCCGTTGTAGCGGTAGTCAACGTGCCGGACAGCCTTGCCTCGATTAGTTGGGTGGTGTTCGTATTCGTTGTGGCTTCGAATAAGGTGTGAGCAACTGTTCCAGTGCCGTACGTTGTTCCCGCTCCAGCTGTCGCGTTGATCGCCGACTTGAGGTTGTCAAGAGCCACCGCCGCACTTACGCCTATCAAGACTTCGTAGGCCACAGCTGGTCCAGACGAAAGGGTTGTTTTGAAAGTGTAAACAGTCGATCCGATCGTGACCGTATCACCATCTGACGGTGCTGTTGCATCAGAGGTCAGCGTTTGGCTGGCCTTGGATTCATACTGCCATTGATACGTTGCCGCAAGCTCGCTTGAAACCGACGCGGTCAGGGTTGCTGCCGTGCTGCTGGCAACGCAGGACTGATCTGACGGCTGGGTGTTGACCTTCGGAATGTAGGTCAGGGCGTTCTCAAAGGCCATCGCGACCTTGCTCCAGCTTGTAAGATACATGGCGAGCTGGGTCGTTGCCCTGACGCACATCAAGACGGCGTCCGTCAATCTGTGGCCGCGAGACCAATTGGTGTTTCCACTTGGGAATTCGCCGACTGTTACTCTTTGAGCAGGACTCAAGTGAGTTGCGCTGGCGTAAGTTCCAACGATCGTGAACTGGCCTGCTCCTGGAGAGTCTTTCGTTACTGTCGTTACGGTTAGTGTTGTCATGTTATGGGAGTGATGGAATTGCCGAAATCCCAGCTTGCGATGGTGAAATAAGCTGCTGGACCATTCTCTCGGTCAGCATTGCTATGCGCTTCGTGTTGTTCGCTGTCTGCTCGGCGTGGTTTCTTCCGCCGCTGCCCAAGACCAGCCCCATTCTTTCCCAGGCCGAACTCTGCATCCGGTTTGCGGATGAAGACGGATTCGGAACGCTGCCGCTGCCGCCAATCGAGCTTGCGATAGAGCCAAGCGGGTTTAGTATCATGTTCAAGACTTTGAATGTTCCGGTTTCTGAAAGCTGCTTTCCTAAATCAGCCAGTGTTGAAAGCGACCTAATCATCAAGTCAAAAGACTTTATTACTCCCTTGAACGTCGGAGTGAGCATGCTTGAAATCTGGGCGGTCAATGCAGCTGTGTCGGCTTTCAGTATTGAGTATTCGTAGCTCAGAGACGTCAAGGTCGGTGCTGTTTGTGAAATTATGGCCGATGCTGATTCAAGTCTTGCACTGAGGTATTTGACAGCGTCGGCATATTTGTAAACACTCGCCTCTGAAACTCCAATTGCACCGGCAAGCAGAGACCTCTGTGAAGAGAACCCAAGTGACATTCCTGAGGTTAGGCTCTTGGCATAAAGCATTTTGGCGTTCTCAGCAGCCTGCATGACTGTATCAACAACAAACCTGACAGCTTTGGCGAATATCTGAATGGCTTCTTTTGCTGCCAGGAACGCCGTTGAGACAGCCGTGACCGCAGCTGCAAGTGTCGCCCCGGCTCCTCCCGCTGCTCCGGCAGCACCAGCGGCGACAGGCGGGATGATTGGAGGAGTTGGCCCCATGTATCCAGGTTGAGTTGCAATCCCACCACCGCCACCGGGAGGCATTGGGCCTTGCTGTAAATTAGGATCTAAGGTTGGTCCAGCCCCAGTCCAATTTGCAGCGGGAGCTTTCGCGCCTCCGGGAACTCCGTAAACCTGCGGTGCTGGAAGTGAAGCCTTCCACGCTTCGTACGCGGCTTTCTTTTGGTCTTTGAGAGCGTTGGTTGTTTTCTTTACGCTGTCAGTTAGGCTGTCTTGGCTCTTCTTTGCCTTGTCAGCGTCAGCGGCGTTAGAACCTTGCCCTCCTTTGAGGGCTGATTTTAGGATTTCAGAGGCTTCCTTCGCCTGCTTGCGCAAGGAGTCCATCATCAACTTTAACTCAACTGAAATTTGTCCGCTGTTGTTCATTTTAGTTTGTCAACCATCGCCATCAGCCTTTTTGTTTCCTGCCTGACGTATCCGTCCGTTGTGCGCTTGAAAGCTGAACCGAACGCCGTTGTTTCGTTCTCCATCGCCCATGCATACCAAGCCCAGCATTCCGCCCCTGTCATTCCCGTCCTTACCTTTTCATATGACCACCCGAACGTCTTCATCAACCTCGCCCTCTTGTTGATGATCCAGCCAAGGCTGTCAATCCCGCCGTTTATTGCGGGGGGACTTTGCCAGACGCCTCCTTGTCGTCTGATTCCAAATCAACAGCCGAATAACCAACGACCGACTTTGCATAGATCATCAGCTGGGAAACGACCCCTTTGTACAGGCTGAACAAAGCTCCGAGTTGATACTTACCGAACTCCTCTCGGCTAGCTTCTTGAACGCCCTTGACTCCGCCGCTCTTGAAGAGAGCTTCAACGTCAACCACCGGAGTCGTCATGATCCAAAACAGTTGCCAGGCCTTTGGCCCTCGCGGGACAAAGTCGTCGATCTCTTTCGTGTCGCCGACTGCGAATGTTGAGAACGGATGATTCAGCTCTTGCAAGAACTCAAAGTCAAGGTCGTAGAACGGCCTGACTTTGTATTTGCCAACCTCGATGTCCGGCTGGCTCTTGAACACGTCGGCTAGTGCCCCAGGTCGCGGCGTGGCGATTGCAATCGCGGCAGCCTTGTCTTCCATCTTCTGGCGTGCAACGGTTTTGGCTATGTCTTGTTCAATTCCCATAAGATCAGCCTTGAGATGTTCCAGCCGCCGTCTCAATCAGCACGAGACGTTCGAGAACCAAGACGCGCTCACCGGGTTGCTTGATCGCCGTGTCGTAGTCGTTGTCAACCACCGTGGCTTGGTAGGTCAGGCGTGAAGATGAAATGAATCCAGCTGCATCAACTATCGTCACCGCCCCACCAGCTGCTGGAGCCGTCCATGAAGTGTCGTCGCGGACTGTCACTGACCACTGAATGCCGTCACGAATGCGCACCCTGCTTGATGTCAAGCCTGTCCCGTTTGGCAGCTTGATGTTTTCGACCAATTCCTTTTCAGCAAAGCGGCTGCAGATGTAATAGGTCGCAGACCCAGCTGAGACTGGGGTGAGTCCGTCTGTTCCCCATCTGATGGTTGTTACACCGTCAACGTCGTAGCCAGTTGTCACGTTGTCAACCGGCGGCCATCCATTGACAGCGTCGGCGGCTGCCCAATAGAGTTGGCGCGATGCTGAGACCCGGCGTGTTGCGGCCTTCTCCGCACGCCAAATGCGGAATGCGAGAACAGGGTGCTTGATATAGAACATTAGTTTGTGTTTCATAATTTATCCTTCCGGGTCTTGCCCCGGTGCAAGTCTTGTGATTGCCGGGATGTCGTTGGCTGTTGTAAAAGTGATGACGTAGCCGTCGAGAAATACATTCGCCATGTTCGGCTGCGCGACCCCAGGCAGCGGCCTCATTGTGACGTAGTCAATTGACTCCTCGCTCAGCCCGATCATTCGCCGGCAAAGGTCGCGCACGGATTCACAGTCGTCGTAGAAAGCCGTTGTGAGAGCTTCAGCTGGAACTTGAGCGGCCATGCCGTGATCAAATCCATGCCCGCGCATCACGACAACGACCCAACTGCGGTCAACTCGGTGGAGCGTGTTCCGCTCTTGTCCGCCGCGTGCCGTCTCGCCGTCAAAGCAGATAAGGATGCGCGGCTTTGCGTCCGTTGACATCGCGAATATCTTCTCCCAAAGGTGTCGCTGGTTGGCAAGGATTTCAACGACCGCCCCGCTGCCTGACGACTGCTCTTCAAGCCATACGCCAATCATGTTGGCCTGCTGCGAGATTTTTAGGCGGGCTGGCAGGCTCATTGAAGCTCCTTCATTAAGGCTCTTGATGCCGCTTCAACCACTTGCGACCGGGTGTAAGGCAGAACCTCGCCACGGTCGTCAATCGGGAAGTAAGGACGCTTCGGCATGTTGCGGCCACCCGTCTGGTGGATTGTGGCGTATGGCACGCTTGAGTTGCTCACCTCAACCGTTACGCCGTCGCCTTCGTGTCCGCTGATCATGATTGCACTCCGCAACGCTCCGGACAGGTCAAGCGTTGCGATCTCGCGGCCAACCTTCTTGGCGTAGTCGTGGCTGAGTGGAGCCCAAGCCATTGGCCTGTCAACGCCAGCGATTCCGAAGTTTCCTTGAACCATCTCGTAGAACTCTTGCCCCATGGCTGCGTGAACCGCAGGGCGAGCCTGAGCGATGACCTCTTCGAGAAAGGCTCCCATCGCACTGGCTTCCGAACTTGAGATTGAGAATTGGACGTTCACTTGGTTTCTAGTGTCTGATCAATATCTTTTTGGGCTGGCTGATCTTTGATTTCCTCATCCGCCCACATGCGCTCGACTTCAGAGCGGTCCGCATCGTTTTCCGGGACATATTCCAGCACTGACTTTCCACCTTCTCCAATGTGATTTCTAATGATCACAGGCTTCCTTTCTTCTTGGCAAATGCAATTGCGCGAGCCTTCCATTGAGACAGACCAACCTGCTTCGCCAGCGCATCGTAATCATGTTTTCCAAACTTCGCAATCTGAGCTGCAGCTGCTTGCTTAACCTCGATCCATTTCGCTTCGTCAATTTCCATGTGCTTTTTCATACCGGCCAATCTCGGACCAGCAGACGCGGCCTTTTTACTGTCTTGACTCTTGACGGCGCGCACTGCCACAGAAGTGTAGCCGGTCGCTTTGGTTATTTTCGCCACGCTGTGTCCTGCCGTTAACATCTCTTTGATCTTTACTATATCAGAACTTGGCATCTCAGAAAATGATTTTGCTCCAGTTGTTACTCCCGTATTGAGCGGAGGATTTGTGGCTGGCTGAGCTGCAGTTGGAGTGTAAGCTGTTTTTTTGCCTGTTGAATAGTCTTCGATCTTTGCCGTTGGAACAGCCGAAATTGGAGCTTGCTTGTCTGAAGCCTTATAGCTTGCAGGCTTTCCGAATCCGCCAGCGAACACCAGCCACTCTTCTTCAGACTTGTGCGACGCCCCAATGAAATAGTGAGACGACGGGTCAACGAAAATCTCCTTTGGAGAAACCCATCGCTTGATAATGTCGTGACCATCGAACGCGCTGGCCGTCCCTTTCTTTGTGCTGTGTCCTTCAATCGCTCCAGCAACCGGAGTTGCAGAAGTTATTCCTCTGAAAAGAACCACGGCATCGTTCTTCGACACGCCCTTAGCCGCCAGTCTCCCTTGAGTGTCGCGGTAAATCATCCGGACAACGCGGTCGTTGTTCCAGCGATTCTCTTCGCTATCAATATCGTTATTTCCGTAGACACAGCCATTGACGTTGAACACGCGAATGGCCGCCCGCTTTAATGCTGATGCGCCTTGACTGGTCGCGCTTCCTTTCCAGTTTCCAAGGTATCCTTTCCCTAATGAAAACAGCCTGTTGAACTCATGTGACTGAGTGTTTGTCGGAACGCCGTCTTGGTCTGGGCGAGGATGGGCTGAATCGTACCAGTTTTCCTCTGTGAAGGTCTTTCCGGTCAAGTGACTTGACTCTTCCATGCAGCGATCTTGAGGACCGTTCGGGAGCGTCGGCTTCAGAGCTTGTGGAACAGCAAATAGCTTTGCCTCCCCAAATCCTTCTGAGAACAAAGGATTCTCAAGGCTGTAAGTTTTTCCTAAAATGCTTGGGTTGATTTGACTTGGGGCAGCTACAGAATTTGGATCAATTAAACCTTTCAAAGCGTCGCGTCTGGCTTTGATAATGTCAAAAATTGAACTTGACGCAAGGCCTCCAATCGATGAACCTTGAAGCACGTTTCCTAAAACAGCGTTCAGTGTGGAGTCTGACAGATTGCCAGTCACGTCCTTGATTGACTGCATGACATCAATCTTTGTCATCTCGCTGAAGACTCCAGCGGACGCCTTATTGTTTCCGTTGGGGTCGCGAAGAGAGTTGATCTCGTCGGGTATCTTACCAAACAGCGATCCTTTAGGAGACCCTTTTGCGCGATAAAGAAGTGATCCTCCCATGTCAATCCGGACCGCTCGCCCGTGAGAGTCTGTCATGAGGTTGTCGTTTGATAATCCAACAACGTCCCAATTGGCTAGTAGCGCATCAGCCGCAAAGCCGTCTGCCGCTCCTGTTGTTCCTCCATTGGCTGGACCAACCAACTTCGTGAGACGCGAGGCTATCATGCTCGGCTGGCCTTTGACCAGCTGAAGTTCCGGAGTTAACACGCCAACCGCATTGTAGAGTCGAGCTGCCAGAAGTTCGTTTAAGGCGTGGTCTTTTGATTGAACCGTTTTAACATACCAAACTGCTCCGCTCATGTCTTTGTATTGAGCCCCTGGATTGCTTCCTCCGAGCGAACCCCCGACATTTATCATCGCCGTTAAATCTATCGGGACGTTGCTATACGGATTTGGAACGGGGTGCTTGGTGAACTGACCGCCATGTTCGTTTCCTTTTCCAACGCGAGCGTGCTTGGTTTCGTCAAAGGTGTCGCTGCCGTGAATAGGTCCGCTTCCACCCGCTCCCTCAAGGTTGCACCTGCAGTTTATCACTTCCTCCGGTGGTCCATTGGGGTCGCCGGGGAACATCAAGCCGTTGTGGAACGGTGCGGCAGCGGGAACAGCCCCTTGCTCCTCGCAGAGAAAGTGGCTGTCCCGCACCCTATCATCACCCATCGTCAACCAAACCTTGCTCCGGTAACCAGCCAGAGCAAGAGCCTCCGCCTGTGACACGCCGTACG